AAAGAATGAATGTCTATTAATATTTGCTAGAAGTAGCTTGCCAGTTAATCGTGGTCTAATAATGAGTAACGGTGTAGGGGTTGTAGATTCAGACTATTACAACAACTCTAAAAACGAAGGACATATATTATTAGAGTTTAACAATTTAACAAACAAACATTTAACAATTAAAAAAGGCGAAAGAATTGGACAAGGTATTTTCTATAAAGTGCCTAAAGTAAGTTATGGAGTTAGATTAAAAGGAGATAAACGTGGTGGAGGATTTGGAAGTACAAATAAAGAATAGTTTTAGTGAGAAACAAATGGAAATGCTTAAGCATCTAAATGATTATGGTGTTAAGGTAGAACCTTATGTAAAAGAAAAGTTTCCTACAGGATTTGAAAGTTATGAATTATTTGAAGTACTAGCAGAATATTTCACTCACACAGCTAAACTATTAAAACAAAAGTATTTAGAAGAGGAGTGTTAGCTAATGAATATTCCTAATTTCAGAGCATACGTTGATAAAAAAATGTATAAAGTTATTGGTTGGTATGGGGATTATATCACGCTAGGAAGAAAGTATGAAAGCAGATATATTCAATCAATCAATGTAAAGAAAAATGATGTAATTATCATGTATGGAAGTGATTTGAAAGACAAAAAAGGAAATGAAATATTTAGTGGAGATATTGTTAAAAACACTGATAAAGATATTGGAATAGTGAGATATAAAGACGGATCTTTTGAAGTGGATTTCAAGCAATATATCCCAGCCCAATTAGGATTGATAAATGATGATTTGGAAATAATTGGAGATATTCATAGAAATAAAAAATTACTAGATAAGATTATTAATAACAATAAAAAAGTTATTTGTTTAAATAGCGTAGAAAAAAGGATTAATAAAAAAAGGAAAAGAACGTCTAAATAGACGTTCAGCGATTACCTATAATATATCATAATTAATCCAAAAATGCAAGATTTCAAAAGAAGAAGGTGATGTTTGTGTTATTGTTTGACGAACAGCCAATAGTATTTGATAGAACGTTAGCAAGAGAAATTGGAGATAGACCAGCTACAGTGTTGCAGCGTGTTCATTATTGGATAGAAATAAATCGGAAAAATAGAGATGAAAAGGCATATAAGGACGGACATTATTGGACTTATAAATCTATTAGAAGATGGTATGAAGAAGACTTTGATTACTTATCATTTTCTACAGTTAGAAGAACCTTTGAAGATCTAATAGAAAAAGAGTTTTTGATAACTGGAGATTATAACAAGTTCGGTGCAGACAGAACAAAATGGTATAGAGTTAATAAAGAAAAAGTTAAAGAACTTTATATAAAATTGGAAAAAGAGAAGAATAAAAAGCAGTTGTCAAATACAACAAATGCAAATGCTCAAAATGAGCCAATGCAAATGCTCAAAATGAACAATTCTGAAATGCTCAAAATGAGCCAACCTATACATAAGAATAATATAAGAATAATTAATAATGATTATATATCATCTCATTCTAATAATATTATATATAGCGAAGAAAAAGAGCAAATGGATGAGAGAGTGAATGATGAAAATAATAAAACTAATAGTCTTAAAAAGAAATACAATACACAGTATTTCAAAGACAGCTTTGGGTATTCCCGAGTCAGCATGAATAAGCAAAAGGAATTAGACAAGTGGATTAAATACGCTGTTGATATTTGTTTAATGCCTCCTGATACTAGACTTCACATAGGTAAACAGAGTGTAAAAGCTAGTGAAGTAGTAGAGAGATTAACAGAGTTAAGGCATGAACATATTAATTATATTTTTTCTAGATTAAGTCAAGTTAAGTATCCTACAAACCATCAGAACTACATGTTAGCAGTCCTGTTTAATGCTAAAGATCAATACGAGAGTAGTATTTCAACATTTACAGGAGGTAAGACAAATAATATTCCTGGTAAATACGTTGTACCTGTTCCAGATTATTTAAAAGATAGGATATCAGGTAAGAGTAAAACAAAGGAGGAAAGAGTAGTTACTGATGAAGATGAAGAAGCATACAAGGAAATGATGAGTGAATTATCAAAAGGAAAAGAACGCAATGATGTTTAGTGATAATTTCTAACAGGAGGTTATCGATTTGGAGTTTGTAGAACCACTTAGGACACAAGAGGAACTAGATGCAATGAATTATTATTTTAAAAGCAGAAGCGAGCGTGATTACTTACTTTACTACATGGGAATAAATGTAGCTTTTAGAATTAGTGATTTATTAGGATTAAAGGTTGGTGATGTAAGAAACAGGGATAAGATAAGAAGACGTGAAATGAAGACTGGGAAGTTAAGAGAAATGGTTGTATTACCTAAATTAAAGCGTGTCTTAGATGAGTATTGCATGGATAAAGAAGATGAAGAATACTTGTTTAAATCGACACGATATAAGAACTCTAACAGACCAATCACAAGGACACAGGCATACAGGATACTTAAGACTGGTGCTAAAGAGTGTGGGATAAAGAATATAGGTACACATAGTTTCAGAAAGACATTTGGTTATCATTTCTACAAAGAAAGTAAAGATGTAGTAACACTCATGAAATTATTCAACCATCATGATCCTAGTATTACATTAAGATATATTGGAATAGAACGTGATGAAATGAGTAAAGCCGTTAAAAAATGGGGTGGATTATAGACCTCATTTTAAAAATAAAATCTATTATGTAACCAATAAGGGAAACATTACATGAGTAAAAATGCAATATATTTAAAATACTGATAACAGTAAGGTTTGAAGATATTAACTAGATGTAACACTTTATAAGATATGATACATACTTATATTATAAATTAATCACTCACTCATTCATTCAAAATATAAATTAAGGAGAAGAATTAATGATTAATAACGTAGTTTTAGTAGGAAGACTAACAAGAGATTTAGAATTAAGATACACTACATCAAATAAAGCAGCTGTTAATTTTACATTAGCGGTTAATAGAAATTTTAAAAATGAAAGAGGAGAGTTTCCAGCAGATTTTATAGGTTGTACAGCTTATGGAAAACAAGCGGAGAATATGGCACGCTTTCTAAATAAAGGAAGCTTGATTGGTGTAGAGGGTAGAATTTCTACAAGGAATTATCAAGGGAAAGATGGAAAGACAGTATATATTACAGAAGTGATTGCAGATAAAGTTAACTTCTTGGAGAGCAAAAAACAAGGTAATAACAATCAACAAGCATATCCAGATGCAAGCAATGTTACAGATTTCTATGATTTTAATAGTGAGTATAATCCATTTATGGAGCAATAACTAATATGTTTTCTTGGAAAGGATAGAATAAAAAATGGGAAAAAAGAAAATCATTAGAAATAATTTTGGTTTAACAAAACCAGGTCAGAAGAAATTAACAAAACGGGAAGCAATAGATCTAACCATAAACGAAATAGAAGAGAGCTACACTAAAAGATTAAATACAGAAGTTAATTTAAAAGTAGCAGATTTCATTGGTGACTTTTGTTTAGCGTTAGCATGGAGCTTAAGAAATAATCATAATTATAGAGCTAAAAGAATTGAACGCACTATTAGAGAATTATTTGAAGTAGTAAGTGATGCAAAAATGAAAGAAGTTGGACAGATACTATTTGACATGAGTGAGATAAAAGAACAGCTTTTAGTTGAAACTGGATTAGATATAGAACCTGTAATAGTAGAAGAAGTTAACAAACATTTAACAAGGGTAAAGGAGTTTAAGAAAAATGAATAAAGTCGTAACTATTAAAGAAATGATTGAAACTATTAAAGAAAAAATGAACTGGAGCGAAGCTATTTTAGCAATCGAGCTAGGAGTAGATTCACAGAATTTATTAGCATGGAAAAGAGGAAGAACGCCACGATCTAAAAACTATAAGAAATTAAAAGTGATATATGAAAGTTTAAGTGAAGATGATACTAAAGATGAATTATTAATGGAGTTTAAACAAACAGAAAATAATATATTAGAAGAACTTTCTGTTGTAAATAATAATTTAAAAAAATCACAGGATACTCTTTGTGCAGTACATCGAAATTTAGATATTGCAAATGCTAATGTTAGAGCATGGAAAAGCAGAAAGAAACAGTTAGAAAACAAATTAAAAGAAACAAGAGAAGAATGGGAGAAAAATAATGTATAAAAAGTCAATGTTTAAAAATGCTAAAAGAGTAGATGTGATAGAAACCACAGAAGATAAAATAGAAAGCTACATAGAAGCTTATAAAAGAGGAGAAATAATTGACTTGCCTCCACTAGAAGAGAACGAAGAAATAAAAGAAATCAGTATTATTGGTGGAACAGCTATTATTTATGTTGATGATGTAGGAGGAGAACATGGCAAGAAATAAATTAATAGATCTAAACAATCATTTATTTGAAGCATTAGAAAGAATTAATGATGAAAACTTAAAAGGAGAAAGTTTACAAGAAGAAATAGCTAGAGCCAAGACTATTACAACTATAGGGAATACTATTATAACTAATGCAGATTTAGCATTAGAAGCAGAAAAATATAAAAATGAATTTGGTCGAGGAGCTTCCTTACCATTGATGATTGAAAATGCGAAATAGTGGAAGTTTTAAAAAAGGACATATTCCCTGGAATAAAGGTGTGACTGGATATATGGGAGCTAACAGAACAAGCTTTAAAAAAGGACATACACCAGCACATTTTAGAGAATTGTATTCCGAAAGAACAAGTGTAGATGGAATAGTTGAAATAAAAGTAGAAAGAAATAAATGGATATCTAAGCATAGATATGTATGGGAAAAGTATCACAATAGAAAAGTTCCGAAAGGTAAGGTGGTAATATTTCTAGATGGCAATAAAACTAATTTTGAGATAGATAATTTAAAACTAATATCTAGAGGAGCATTATTAATCTTAAATAGAAAATATAAACACATATTAAAAGATAAAGAATTAATGAGATCGTGTGTTGATTTAAGTGAGTTAATTTATGCGATAGGTAAAAGAAAGAAAACAGAAGAAAATGAAAACTAATATTGACAGCTAATGAAAGAGAAAGGAATAACTAACAAAGAGTTAGCAGCGTTAACAGGGTTACATGTTAAAACAATACGTGAAGCACGTAAGGGATTGACAGTAACAAGAAGTAGTACGTTGAGAAAGATAATGAAGGTGTTGAAGGATGAAGAATGATTTGAAAAATATTTATTACGGAGTTACACAGAAATATAAAATAAATGATAAAGCTGGAGACATTACAGCAGGCACACCGTTTATTGAATTGACCTCTGATATGGACGAAGAAAAAGTATATATAAATATAAATAAGATTTCAGAAATTAGTCCTTACCTAACAGGAGCTACAATTAATATGCAAAGTTATTATACAAATGTTAAAGAAAGCTCTGAAAAAATTTTAGAATTAATTAAAAATAAATACATATAAAAAAAGGAGATTAACAATGATTAAAAGAGTAGTAAAAATAGAAACAACAAAAGAAATGGTAGCAAACGACATTAACGAATTTATTAACAACAGCGATATTGACCAACCAATATTAGAAGATAATGAACGTGTAATAGGTTATACAGTGATTGAAGATGTCGAAACATGGTACGTATTGGTGAATGTAGGGGAGAAGTAATGCACAATAAAACAACTCAAGAAGTAGTTCAGGATTTGAAAAACAAGATAAAATCAGAACTTATTGAACCTTTAGTTTTATTTTGTAATAAATACATTAGTTTGAAGATGAAAATAATTTTATCGATTATGGCAACAATATTTATGTTCGGATTGTTAATGTATAGTTTATATCAAGTATTTAATATATAGAGGTGTTGTGCTAATGGAAGAACAAGTAAAAAAAATGTTAAAACAAAAAGCTGATTTTGAAAAAGAAGTGTTGAACAAGTATTATATCTTGGAGAAAGATGGATCTTGTTGGTTGACTAGCGCATATGGTCGAGGGACTGTTATTCAAAGTGTAAAACGTGGGTTAGTGTTTAAGACTGAAGATGCTGCTATTAAGTATGATAAAAAACGTCGTTTAATAAAAGATATGGAGGATTGGGCTGCAATATATAATGATGGGTGGCGTCCTAATTGGTGCAATGTTCATCAAGATAAGTATTGTGTTGAGTTAACAACATCTACCGGACACTTTTATATTGCTAGGAGAAATGCTATTAATCATATAGGATTGTTACCTTGCTTTAAAACACATCAAATAGCAGCAGAATTTATAGCTAAGTTTGGTATGGATATTCAAAGGGATCTGTTAGATTAGAGGAGTGAATAATATGTTGAAACCTAGGATTTTTGTTATAAGTAAAAGAAAAACTTACAATGTTGAGTATATTAGCTTTGATGATAAAAGTTACGGTGTTGCTGAAGAAGACGGACTTTGTGAAGAATATGATTTCAACGATGTGTTTTTAATGGCTAACACAGGATTTAAAGATAAAAATGGAAAGTATATGTTTGAAAAGGATATTGTAGAATATAGAAATTCATTCTTCAAAGAAGCTATAAGAGGGGTTGTAAATAGTAATAAAAAAATTGTTTCAAATAATGTAATAATTAATCTTGAAGAGTACGAAGGTAATGGTTTAGAAGTCATAGGCAATATATATGAAAATAAGGAGTTGTTAGAGGATATATAATGGAAAGATTTGATGAAAACACAGGTTCATTAATTTTGTTTGGATTGTTATTGATTTTTTTAGGTTTAAGTTTAACGGTGTTTAAAGAAGATAAAATCGAGGATTCATTACAAAAAGCAACAATTAAACTACCTAACAATGAAATAGTTACTGTAAATGATTAGGAGGATTAACAATGAAATGGCAAAAAGTTTATTTAAGAGAAATGGATGAAGAAGAAAAAGAATTTTTTAAAGGATATTCCAACGAGATAT